TATGCAGATGAGTGCGGCAAGCTGCTCCAGCTGGAGAGCGATAGACCGCAGGTTGCGAATTGAGCTCACCGGCAAGCGCCGGTATTCGCCCGCTTCAATCCCGCCAGACAACTGACGGGCTAAGTGAAGTAATGTTTTGCGGTGCGTCATTCGCCGCCGTCCAATTCGTCCAGTGCTGCGCGGATTTCACGCGCCATCCATAACGGCAAATCCAACACCATTAGGCAGCCGGGATGACCCTCTTGTTCGATCGTGGTGCTGATGTAGAGGTTTTTTTTGTCCACCTCGACGGCAAAATATGTGAGGTTTTTGTGCTCGCTAATCGTATTTTTGTAGAGCGTTCGCATTGGAGTGTTCCCGCATTCGCCAGGATTGGCAAACAAATAATCTCATGCTCGGGTTGCGCGGTCAATAGGCGATATGATAGAAACACGCTCCAAAACAGGAAAAGAGGTCATTATGCAAAAAACCATGTCGATTATCGTGCCGACGGAGTTGCTCGACGGTTTGACGGAAATTGCAAAACGCGAGGATCGGACGGTTTCTAGCTTGGTCCGAGTTGCGCTGCGGGCGTTCCTTGAACGTGAGCGTATCGAGGATGAGGCTAGGGATGATGCATGAGCGCGACACCGTGGATGCCTCTGTACGTCGCTGATTACCTAGCGGACACCGGCCACTTATCCACCGATGAGCATGGGGCGTACCTGTTGCTCATCATGCACTACTGGCGCACGGGAGGCTTGCCTGACGATGACACGCGCCTTGCCAGCATCACTCGATTGGGCAAACGGTGGCTCAAAGTCTCTCAAACAGTGCGCGATTTCTTTCACGCCGAAAATGGAATGCTAAAGCACAAGAGAATAGACTTGGAACTAGCTAAGGCATTGAAAATTCGCGATATCAGGGTAGCAGGAGGTATAGCAAGATCGCAGCAGCGTTATAGCAAGCCGCTAGCAGAATGCCAGCAGGAGGCTAGCCAATCACAGTCACAGTCACAGCTACAATCACAGCAATTAGAAAGAAGCATAAGAAAACCCCCTCTATCCCCCACTCGCTCGTGCTCGCTGAGTGTGATTATGGAGCCTGACGGGTTTGAGGATTTCTGGGCTGCTTATCCGCGTAAGATCGGCAAAGGTCAGGCCCGCAAAGCCTGGAATGTGGCCGTCACCAAAACGTCAGCCAGTGCCATCGTGCAGGCGTGCGAGGGTTATCGCTGGACCGGATCGGAAAAATACACGCCTCACCCGGCAACGTGGTTGACCGGAGAACGGTGGACTGACGAAAGACCAACGGAAGTAGATTTCTTGGAGGGACTGACATGACCAAGCAGGAACAATTTTTTCGCGCACTCGCAAAGTTGGTGCAGCCCGATGATCCCGAAGCGGCTTATCAGGCTCTTAAGCCAATGGCCGCAATGCTGACCAGCACGCCGGAGAGAGTGTGGCAATCTCGGCAATGCTTGGAAGCAATCGCAACAGCCAAGCGCAGGACGATTGTGCCTAACTACGCCGATCTGCAATCCGCAATCGGGCAATGGCTCAGGGACAACCCGGACACAACAGCGATACCGGACGATCGCATGTCAGGCTGGTCTGAGATGGACCGGCGGTGGCTGGATTTTTATCGCACACGCAAGGCGGAGGGTTTCGTGCCTCGAGGCAGGTCAAACCTCATGAGCCTGATCGGGCAGCAGGCACCCGCGATATTGCCGTTTATAGCCGCAGAGGAGCGCGTAGAGCCTGGTGCGGGGAGGCGCTGGTATGATGATACCGGAGAGAAGTGAAAAGCCCTCTATGGGCCTCTGACGGGCTTCAGAGCGTGTAGGCAAAAAAAACCCCCGGATAGCGACCGGGGGCAAGTTCACGGAGAGGAAACACCGACGGAGCAAAAATTACGGCTGATCCTCGCCCTGGTCAACATTAAACTTGTCGGCAAACACTTCATGCACGTCTGAAATCGCGCGTGGAGTTACTTTCGGAGTCATATCTCGCAGAGTTGCCAGCACGTCGGCATAATCATAGCCGTCTGCGAGATATAATTCGGGTTCTTTCATCTGCTCCAAAATGTGTATAATCGCCTGCATAGCGCCAGCAATTACGATATTTTGATTTATGCATAGTTGCGCTTCGTCTTCAGCTAATTTTTTCCAATATCTACGGTTTGTCATTGGTTTCTATCTCATTCCTAAGAGCGATCAGTTCGACCATCCCGCCGTTGAGCGATATCCGATCATCTTTCGATTTGCTGTTGGTTATCTGTTGCCGCAGGATCGAGATGCGGCGGGTTATCCGTTCAAGCGGGGTGAGGGGTGGAAGCATTTTTTTCCCAAAATACCAAATAGATGGAACCATCGACGTCACGCATCGGCTTGTGGCGTCTGTTGCCATGCAAGCATGTTTTCGCTTTTGCGTCTGCATCGGCATGGCTCTCAGCCTGCCCATCCCATCGAAAAGTGCCCACATTCCCGGCGGGTGTTTGGTAAGTGTATGTTGCGATATACCGCGCCATGTCAAAATATCCCCACCAGAACGAGGGTCAGCACAACCCCAGCGAGGGCGCCAAACATGAAACAGGTGGAATGGTAGGACATCAACCACCTAGCCCAAAACGACGGTTTCGTGTGCTCCTCCCAGATCCCGTATTTGAGATTAGCCGTGCGTTTTTTCATGTTCATGATGTATCCCCTTTTGAGTATCCTGCCGAGTGCAGGCCATAGCAGGCGCCGCAGCCCCTGCTAGAGTCCGGATTAGGCAGCGATGCGCTTCGCTTCAAACGCTTGGATGTAATCCGCTGCCTTGGACGCCTTGGATGCAGCTGCAACTACCGATTTGTTGTCAGCTTTCATCGCTGTAATCCAAGACGCCAAATAATCAGCATGACGAACGGCGGGCTCTACGCCCAAAGACGCGCACAAAAACGCGCTGGTCATTTCCGCCGTCAATTCCTCAATTGCGTATGCGTGGTCTCCGAACCGTCTACCGAACTGCCGATCTAACCGGCTGGCATGGCCGGTCCAATGCCCAAGTTCGTGTAGTGCGACCTGATACCAACCCATCGGATTAGGAAATGCACTAAGGGGAGGCATCACAACGTGATCCGCAGTAGGGTTATAATAGGCGCGGTCGCCGCTAATCATTACGTGCGCCCCTGTGTTGGCGATCAAATCGTCGGCAGCAATGTGCTGTTGCGGTACGCTTAACGGCAAACGCTCTGCAATCGCAGCCAAACCCGAACATTGGGCAGCGTTGAAAACAGTGTACGATTTGAGGAAAAATATAGGCTTTGCATCATCCCCCTTCGGCATAAACCGATCGGCATAAACAACCGAGGTGCCCTTCTCTCCCTTCATCACGGAACCGCCAAGCGCAACCGCCTGCTTGAATGTAAGCCACGATTGCGAGCCGAACCGCGATCCGGCGATCCACAACAGGGGGATGTTAATCCCGGAATACGCTTTCCCTGTAACCGCGTTGTGGGGCAATTTCGTGGTGGTGGCGTTGCCATCCTTCCACGGCTTAACCCAAGGAATGCAACCCGCCTCTAATTGAGCGAGGATACTGTCAGTCACGGCTTGATAGATATCGGTTTTGGTCACGGGATAATCCCCTATGTTGTGGGGGGCCGAAGCCCCGCTGTCTGTTGTTTTAGAAGTCGCCGTAGAGCTGGCCATCTTCGCCGAGCCAAACGCAGTAATCTCCGACCGGCTCGCCGTATAAGTCTATGACTGGCACGAGGACCACCGTCACGCCGTCATCGTCATGCCATCGAGCCGGGCCGGTCGTGTGGCCGTCATAGCCCCAGCTCGAGAGCATGGATTGCGCGTATTCCGTTGCGGCCGCCACCATCCAGGCGCTAAACCAGTACACTGCCGGCTTGTCGGTTGCGATCACATCGGCGCGAGCTGCTTCTACTAAACGCATGATGTCTGCGGGAATGTTCATGTCTTCGTCTCCGTGGCGTGATTGCCTAAGCGCATACTGCCAGAGCTAGACCTGGTTGTGTGTCTTATCTTTTCACCGTTTGTCGTATTTTATTGCAGCCTGCTGTCGCAATCTCTTCCCCTGCGTGCGCGTCTATAGCTCTACAGCTCTATAGCTCTATAGCTATAGCTATATATCTATAGACTGCCCACCGCGCTGTCGCAGCGCCACCCAGCAACTCGAGTGGGCAAGTGTGCGGGAGTGCTCCTACTCTGACCGCCCCTCGAGCTACCGCTCGACCGCCCCTCGAGCACCGCTCGAGCTACCGCTCGACCTCCCCCCGGAACGCTATTTGGGCCAGCAATCTCGACCAGTCTCGAGCATAGACATGCTCACGCTTCACGCGCAGCCTGCTCGAGCATTGGACGCCTTCCTCGAGCATCCGCTCGGCAGGCAAACGGGATGGCCACGGCATGGGCCCTGGGCCCCCTCATGCGGGTGCCCCTTTCGCAACTCCCCCCAAGAAAAAACCATGTTTGCGGCACTTCAATTATTTGTTAAAACCATATATAACTTTATGAGGAGGATTTGTTGTATGGCGATGCGTGAAGAATCATTGAAGCGTTTGAACCGGATACTTGACCGTTGGGCGGTTAATGTTCGGTTGCGGGACATTGCTGATGGGGAGGGCGTTAGCCTGACCACAATTTTGTCTTACTTGAAGTATGCTCGTGAGACTGGGGACCATCGTGCGCATGTTCGTCGAGTGCGTCCGGCTGAACAGCCTATTCGGTTTTTGGATGCGTGTATGCTCTCTGGGAAGGAGGGTGTTTCGTATGATGATCTGAAGGAATTGCTTTGGCCGCACGGTTATTTGCCTGTGTCCTGGCGGTCAATCATGAGTTTGTGTGCGCAGAAGAATAGGAAGCAGGGACATGCAATCATCGCCTCGAAGCAAAGGTATTACTACGTTGGCGAGGATGAGCCTGCGGCAAAGGTTGATGCTGAGTAGCAGCTTCTACGTGGAGAGCGTGGTATGAAGTTCGATCTTAAGAAGTTCTACAAGTTTTGTTCGGAGCTTCAGATTGAGACCAAGGAACAGGGTCTGAAGAAACTTGGCACCCTGCTTGGCACTCAGACCTATGTGATGGAGGAGATTCAGAAGGGTCTTGAGAACGATATCCATCATTATGTGATTCTGAAAGGGCGTCAGCAAGGCATTACGACAATCAGTCTGGCGTTGGACTTGTATTGGGTGTTCACACATCCGGGTTTGGGTGCGACGTTGGTGACTGACACGGAGGAAAACCGTGAGATGTTCCGCAGCACTCTTGGCATGTATCACGAGCATTTGCCGCGTGAATGGAAGATGCCGGTTGATAGCCACAACCGGAATCAGATGGTGCTGAAGAACCGAAGCCGGTTGTTTTATCAGGTGGCCGGGTTGCGAGCGAAAGGCACTCTGGGGCGCGGCAAAGCTATTACCTACCTTCACGGCACGGAGACAAGTTCATGGGGTGATGAGGAGGGTTTGGCGTCCTTGTTGGCTTCGTTGGCGGAAACCAACCCCGACAGGTTGTATATGTTTGAGAGCACGGCTCGCGGCTTCAACATGTTTCATGACATGTATATCACGGCCAAAAGAGCCAAAACGCAGAAGGCTATTTTCTGCGGTTGGTGGCGGAACGAGTTCTACTCTGTCGATGCGGAATCTCAGGTTTACAAAGTCTATTGGGATGGTCGATTGACCGGCGAGGAGAAAGAATGGGTCCGGGATATCAAGAAGCTTTATGGCGTAGAGATCAATTCACGTCAGATGGCTTGGTGGCGTTGGAAACTGTCTGAAGGCATTCGTGATGATGCTTTGATGTATCAGGAGTTTCCGCCCACTGAGGACTACGCTTTCATTATGACCGGCAGTTCGTTCTTCTCGAACGCTCGCTGCACGGATGCGATGAAAGACGCGAAGAAGATGGTGCCGGAGGTGTATCGCTATGTGATGGGCGCGCACTTTGCCGACACTGAGGTTGTGCGTTCGTCTGACAAGCTGGCAACGCTTAGGATTTGGGAACAGCCGATTGACACGGCTTACTACGTCATTGGCGCTGACCCGGCGTATGGATCTAGCGATTGGGCAGATAGGTTCTGCATTAGCGTCTGGCGTTGCTACTCGGACGGCATGGAACAGGTTGCCGAGTTTGCAACCAGTGAAATGAACACTTATCAATTTGCCTGGGTGATTAGTCATCTTGCTGGCGCGTATCGCAATTCAACGCTTAACCTGGAAGTGAACGGACCTGGACAAGCCGTCATCAATGAGTTGCGCAACTTGCGGCGTCAGGCGGTCAGCATAGGCGGGCAGCACGGTAAAGATCTGATGGATGTGCTGGGGCATATGTCCAACTACATCTGGCGGAAGAACGACACGTTGAGCGGTCCAAGCAATGCTATGGGATGGGTAACAACGGTATCGTCCAAAGAGCGGATGATGAGTTACCTGAAGGACTATTTTGAACGAGGCATGATGCGCGTATGCAGTCAGGATCTGATCGAAGAAATGAAGACCATTCGCCGTGACGGCGCTTCGATTGAGGCTGGCGGACGCGGAAAAGATGATCGCGTGATTGGCGCTGCGTTGGCGGCAGCTGCTTATGCTGAACAGGTGCAACCACGATTGGTGGCAATGAAACTAAGCCGTGCGGTCAACAAGTCTCAGGAGAACAGGACTCCTGAACAACTCAGCGTGGGCCGCAACGTATCGGACTACCTCAAAAACATTGGCATGTATGGTTCCTGATGAGCGTCCTGCCCAAAAAAGTCTTGATGGAGCGTATTGACAGGTTTCTCGCGGATAAGAAACGGGGGATCTCGGCGGCGTTGTTTGCCAACGTGGCGGGCATTACCGAGGATCTGTTCAAGAAATGCTTTATCCAAAAAATCAACCCGGTCTCAGAGATAACGCAGATTCGGGTTAGCAGGGCCTTGCAACAGTGGGAAAATGGCGAAATTGCCGTGATGCAAGGCATGTATAACACCCGGTTCACCGAG